TGAATACTTGCATCTGACTTCCAGTCAAGTTCCCACGCTTAACCCAGCCACTCCAAGTCCAAGTCTTACGATTACCAGCACTAGAAGGAGTCCAACTTAAATAAGCTGAGTCATCATCATTAAACTTTAGACTCTGCTCTATCTCGTACTCTCCAGAGGAGTACATCCATTGTGGTGAACCTATTGCCATATTATGCGAAAGCCAGTTGTGGAGTTCCTAATAAAATTCTTCCTGAAGCAACGACAACATAAGGAACAATGTCAGTTGCCGAAGCTGTAGATGATAGTGTTAGTCCAGCACCACCAGCAGTTTCGTAGTCTGTACCTAGTGCTACTGTACGACCACCTGTGCCATCTTGTATGAATGTAATAAAGCCAGACTGTCCTACTGTTTCCGTAGTAGGATTGGCTAGAGTTACATTACCTGTAAGTGTTAGTACAAAGTTTTGATTAGTGCTAAAGTCTAGTGTGACTGAGCCTGTGTTTGTTGTATCAGTATCAGTAGAGCCTTGGGCAGCACCTGTTAAAGTACCACCTGCTGTAGCAAATTTAGCATTAAGTTGTGTCTGCACATTACTAGTAACACCATCTACATAATTAAGCTCAGTGTCTGTTGCAGTTATTGCACCATCAATGCTAGGAAATGTAGTCTTAAGTACATTCTTGATTCCTCGTATATGGTCATCGCCCTCAGAGACATTATCGCCTGCTGCTGGGTTAGTCGCTACGAGGTCATCTATGTACTTAGTACCTGTTAAATCCTCTAAAGCCATTCTCTACTCCTTTATGCTGAAGCAGCTGTTACTGTTACCGTTACCTGTAGTGTGTCACCAGAGATTACTGCTCTTGAAGAACTAAAGTCAACTACACCGTATAGTGTACCTGCTGTTCCTGTCGCTGCTGTGTTTAAAAATGCACCAGCAATTGTAGCTGTGCCTGTAATTGAAAAGTCCACACTTGATGCGTTAGTCATACTTCCAGAAGAAGCAGCTCCCTCAGTCCATTCTTTTCTATTGCCAGAGTAATCTATTATCTCTGCCCAACTAGAATGTGATGCCATAGTGTCAGCAGCAACTGGGGTGCCAGCTCCTTTAAGACCTATGTACCAAGTAGTTACTTGTGTTCCTGCGTGAAATTGTGTATCAAGAATATGGTTTAATCCTGCTGTAACAATTATATTCTTTTTGTTTTCTTCCCATTTGACGTTTCCGTCTTTGTCAAGACAAGTAACTTTCCAATAGTTAGCAAGCCCTAAATTTACATCTTCCAATGCCATTATTTACTCCTGTATATTAATTATCTGGGTCACTTATCTTTGTCCAAAGTGTATCCTCGTCTTCTTCTATGTTATTCCACAAGAAGCTATTATCTGAAGAAGTGCTAGCTGTAGCAGACAAAGTAACACTCTCTTCAAAGTTTATGTTTGTTTTAAAATCTCCTAGTTCAGTAGCTAGTGTTGCAGTAACAGGTATAGCTACAGCACTTGAGCTAATCATTGCAGTTTCTAGATTAAGCAATGAAGTTACATTAGTGTCTTTATCTTCCCCTGTTACAGAACCTAGTGAACTAGCTAGAGTCGCTGTTGATGGAAACAAAGCCACCGCACTAGATGTTATACTACTATTACCTGCTAAAGTTGCAGTAGACTGGTATGTGTCATTACTCCATATATAAGCAGTATTAGTCCAAGTTGCTGTATCTGCTGACCAAGTGCTTTGTGCCATTAGTTTCTACCCTCAACACCAGAATATATATTTCTTACTCTCATTGCAGAACCAGAGTGTCTATCCCTTTGGTCTTGCTGTTGTAATTTGTTTATTGCATTGCTATATCCATTTAGCCATACAGGTATGCGTTCATCGTTCTTTATAAAAGGCTCTGCTTCCATAAGAGCACCGTACAGTAAAACGTCTGGTGCATTTGTAGTTAGCCAGTTGCTTGTTACAGTACCTGATGTGCCATCACCCAGTGCTGTAAATTTCTCGTAGAAAGCCATTTCTATCTGGTAGGCTGAGTCAGGTATTGGTGCTAGTTGAATCTCGTCTCCAATCAAAGTATAGGCCCTTGGCTTGCCTGTTGTAGTGCTGCCATATAACCTATCTAACATCTCTGGTGTAATGTACTCAAGAGGTGTTGTTGGATTTGTGTTTAGTTGTATGTTACGCATTTGAATGTAACCACCGGGTAGGTTAAAGTATTGCTGGTCTACTGTAGTTACCATTGTACTTCTTACTTCCATAGGTCTAATGCGTAGCTCCCTATTTATCCTAGCTTCTGCTAGTGCAATAAAGTCTGGTATTCTTGAAGTCAAGTCTGACCTATCTAACCAGTCTGCTATTGCATCTTTTAATTCTGTATATGTACCTAATGCCATTATACTTTTCCTTTAGTAGTTCTCCAAGGAGCGTTGTCTGGGTGGTTTAACCACTCTTTCATTTTTTCTTGGTTTCCCCACACACCTTCCCTCATCATTTTTTCTACTACAATCAGAGGTATTCTTGCTACTCGGTGTGAAAACTGTGAGTCACCCTTGTATTTGTTTCTTGTACCAGAACTGAACTTATCTTGTTTATTAAAGTCAGCTACTTTCTTGACTGCCTTATCATCTTGCTTACTTGCTACTGTAAGGCTTCCATCTAAATTCGTTATGATTTTTGTATCAATTGCCATGATGTAAACCACCCCAGTTGCCTAGGGTGGTAGTTGGTTATATTAACCAGTAGTGTATCTAATCTTACCGTTAGCAGCTTCGTTGCCACAACGTAGACCGTACTCAACTAGAAGCATCTTCTTGTCTGAGTCACCTTCTTTAGCGATGTCCACAGTTTGGAAATCACGAAGGTAATCAACTGACCACATGTCGTGGTCTAAGAAGTATATAACGTCTTGGTCGCAGTATCTATCCAAGTGAATGTTGAATGTACCAAAGTCTGATACATATACATCTACTGCATTGTAGATTGACATATTGTCATCTGATACTGAACGTACTGCATCAGCACGACCTGACATAGCTGTTACTAACTTCTTGTTAGTAGCACCAAGCAACATAGTTGAAGGCTCTCCGCCAGCATTCCAAGTAGCTTCTGCTACTGCAATGATGTCATCTTCAACAACCGCAGCGTTAGTACCAGAAGTACCAGCATCAGTTACGTTAGTTGTAATCCAGTTAGCAGCTCCACGAGTCTCACGAGCTGTAGTTGCGTTACCCGCAGCAGCAGCGTTGTCAGCTAGAAGTGAAGTCTCCATGTCACGCTTAAGCTCCTTAGAAGCTTTAGCGAGTTGGTGAGCCATCTCAGATTTTTTACCAGCGTTGTTTACAGTTTCGTGCGTACCAGTAACTTCAACAACTTTCTTACTGATTTGAGTGTAGTTACCCAAACGAGTAGTAGCAGTTGTTGCAGCAGTACCAGCAGCTGCACCCTCCACATGATAGTTAGTTCCAGAAGCAGCAGCTAATGCATCAGTTTGCCACTCAAAGTAAGTGTTAGCAACTGAGCCTTTACCTGCAATACTCGATAGGAAGGGAGTATCAGTAGGAGAGATGTCGTAGATTACATCAGACAAATCCTCACGGATTGCTGTTGCATCATAAGTTTTGAATTGCGTAGGCATTTCATTTCTCCATATTAAAGCATATCATAAAATACAGAAGCGGCATCATCTTGTTTGCCTGACTTCTGCAACCTTGCACGCTTTTTCTTAATGGCATCTACTTTTGAATCTTCTTTAGAGTTACCTCTGCCTGATTTCTGAACCTTAGGAACTTTCTTTACCGCTTTCTTCTTTGGAGCTACCTTTTTTGTTAGCTTGTCATATTCCATAGCTTTCTTAATTACTAGAACACTACGGTGGTCTGCCAACTGGTCAATCTCTTCTGGTCGAAAACCTACTGTGGAAGCATATTCTCTAATATCTTTTTTAATAGTAGAGTCTTTGTCTTCCCACTCTGGTAAAGCCTCAACAAGTCTAGCGTATTCTGTTCTTATAAAATTTGCTTTTGCAGCTTGTTGTTGCTGCATCTGCTCTTGCTGAATATACTGTTGTTGTTGTGCTACGTTCTGCACTTTTTCTTGTGCTTCCCTAAATTCTTCTTTCTTTATCATGTAGGCGTAGGGGTCTTCATTTTTTAAGGTATCCCAGTCTACACTATTAAACTCTTGAAGTTTAGCATTTTGTTGCTCTTGCAACATTTGTAAGCCATTTGCGTACATTTGCCTCTCTTGCTCTAGTTGCATACGCTCGGACTGGATTTGTTCCGTCTCCTTACGCTGCTCGGCTAGTGCCTGAGACTTACGAGTATAGTCAGCTTGCCTTTGGTATCCGTTCTTAAGTTCTTCAATACCAACCTCTAGTTCTTCTCCGTCTACCTTAATGGTGTACTTTAAATCTTCTTCGGCTACTATTTCAGTTTCTTCTTCCTCTTCTACCTCTTCCTCGGTTTCTTCTTCAGCTTGTCCCTTTTCTTCGGGGGCTTCTTCTTCTACCTCTTCAGCTTCCTGTGTGTCCTCTACTACTTCCTCGTCAACAGTAGCTTCGGTTTCCTCGTTTGCGGTTTGCTCTTCTGAGTCCCACATACTTAGGATTTGGTTTGCAGCTTCTTCACTTGAACCTGCTTGTGCTCTATCAAATCTACCTTCTTGGGTGTTCTCTACAGAATCCATAGGTTATCTCCTCTTATTCAGTTAAAAAGTTTTCTTGCTCCCTCTCAGCAAGTTTGCCTGTTTCAAGTACCGAAGTTATGTGTTGATTAACTAACTCCAATGCTTTAATTGTTATATACAACCTGTCTCTCTCCACTTCCTCGGCAACTCTGGTATCTAAAAGATGCTGTATTAATGCTTCTTTTACTGTGGCTAGAGCCTCTACATATAGAGGATGTTCTAAAATTTGTTTAGCTTGGTCTGCCCTTGCTATCTCTTCTCCCTTCTTCCCCATATTAAGTTCCTATTTTAACAGCTCGTTCTTGTTCTCTTTCTAATTCAAGTTCCTGTTGCTTAAGTGCAAGTTCTGCTTTCTTAATTTCAAGTTCTTGTGCTTTAATCTGCATATCAACGCTAGCTTCTTGCTGCTTAAGTTCTAAGTCTTGCTGAGCTATTTGTGCATCAATCTGCATCTCTTGTTGTTTAAGTGCTGACTCTTGCTGTATCTTTTGTAGTTTAACCTTTATTTCTTCAGCTTTAAGCTGTGTTTCCATCTGCTTAGCTTGTTCTTCTGGGCTAGGTCCTTGTTGTTGTGGAACATCAGCATCACCGGGGTTTTGTATAAAGTCATCTACATTCTTCATGCCCATAGCTTTTATTTGCTCGGCTACTAGATTATATATGTGCTTAGGTTTAAGTAGCATACCAGCAGCAGGATGTTGTGCAATCATCTGTATTGTTTGCGACAATCTGCCTAAATGCATTAAGTTCATATCTTTATTACCAAAACCTAAACCTACCTGTGCAGTACAATCCATTTTTGTTTTCCATTCGTGTGGATATAATGTGGTCCACTCGTTGTTTAATCTGACTAGTTTTTCAGGCTTTTCAAATTTTTGTACTAACATATAAACAGACTGTGCTAGGTCTTTCATTCCTGTCTCAGCAAATACTCTAGCTATTAATTCAATCTTCTGCTGTGCTGCGGTCATAACTTGACCTACGCCTGTAGCAGTTTGATGCGACTTTAACGCACCTTCAGATAAACCCATTGATTGTTTACTAACTCCTGTTCTTTCTTCTCTAATACTATCTAAGTACCCTAGCATATTGAATGAGTTAGCATCTAATTGTGGTGTTCCCAGTGGGTTGACAGCACCCGGTGTGCGTACTCTTACAATACCACCCGGTCTTGAAGTCATTAGGTCATCTAAATTCGCTTGTCCTTCGACTACTTCGTATCGCCCATTATTTGTTAAATACATATTATCTAACAAGTTACGCATTAATGTAGTCTTAATTAGTTGAAGGTCAGAGATTAAGTCATAAATACTCAGACCGTAAAACTTATGAGGCATTGGTATAGGTGTAAGGGAGGAGAAGGGAACACTATCCACAGCCTCATTATCTAACAGTTCGTCTCCAACCTTCGTTACTTTTCGTAGTTCGGCAATGCCATCATTATCATAATCTACTCTTAGATAACATTCCGTAACCCAAATTCCATCATCAATGTCACCCTCTGGTGAATTGTCTTGTTCGTGTGAGAATCTAGAAAGTCTTTCTGCTTTATAGTTTGCCTCATCATTATTGAATACATTTTCAATCTTTGACTTAGGGTATCCTTGCTCTATTAACTCGGACTTAGTTCTCTTAACTCTGTGAGCAACAAATCTTGCACTGTCTATTGACTTAGCATATTTGTCAATTAAAAATTCTTCTGGTGGTACAGCTTCTATTCTAACTTGACCATCTTCATATGTTCTACTAACTACAACATCATGTAATATTTCTTGTGGTTGTAAAGAAATAACAGAAGCATCTTCATCACCAGTTTGTGTGTGTTCTAATACTTCTACATTATCTTCTAATAATAATGCAGTAAATTCCGCATCAGTTAAATTTTTGTACTCTTCTCTTAGAGTCTCGCTGCTGTCATCCCAGTAGTGTTTAACTATACCGTTCTTTTGTAGCAGTGCATCTTTAAACCATTGATAAATAATATGAAAGCCGGGATTTTGTCTCATGATTACATGATTAACATAATCAGTAGACTGCTTTGCCATTAATACATCTTCTGGACCTTGTGGTTCAAACTGTACTACTTTATCGCCTGAAGTAAATATTTTCATCAGGCTTGGCATAATCCATTCGATTACATCAGCTACATCTCTTGTGACAATCTGTGAGCGACCTTCCTGCTCGTTACCATACCGTTTACCGTAGTAACGGTCTAGTGCATCAGAGCGTTGCTCTGTTAGCTTACCATCTTTATAACCTAGAGCTGAATGTATCTCCTGCTCTAAGTGAGCAGCAAGCTCCCTTTTTGTCATTTTTGCCATATACTATTTACCTTTAGTTGCAGGTTCTTGTGCCGGTTTTTCTGGCGGTTGCGACATACTAACTGCTTTCATAATATGCTTGATGTCTTGAACCTCTTGCAATATTTCTAATATTTTATTCTCTAGCCACTTTGGATTCATACCTTCTCCTTATACTATCCAACTCAAATCTGTCTCAGGTAATTGCTTACTCCAGACACTGTCATTACCTGTAAATACTACATCTGTTGTGCACAGGTACCTAAACGCATCGCTAGCATGTGATGTCCAATCGTGGACTGGTTTCTGTGACCAAATCTTTTTCTTGTCATCATAATTGCTTCTGTACTGTAGCAATGCTTCTAATCCTTTCTTGGTCTTCTCTTCGTCAAACCAACACTTGTTTAAAAAAGTTCTGGTAGTATCAATACCATCCATAACCTTTAACTTTGGTGCTACTTGAAAGTCAATGCCTAGGTCAAATGCTAGGTCTCGTCTTGACTTACCAGTAGAAAATTCTCTAACTACTATATCGTGTGGTGCTATGTGTGCACCATAATGGTAGCCTTTGCCTTTTAGTACATCTATATAGTATGGCAAACCTTCGTTTGAACCTTCAAAATAATCTATAACGTGTACTGCTTTACCTACAAACTGACAGAACCATATAGCTGTTGCGTCACTTACGCCTAGGTCCCAGCTTGTTACTACTTGTTTAGCCGGGTCATAAGGTACTTTCCCCACTCGGTCTTCTTCATAAGCAATTTCAATCTGAGGAGCATAATACGCACCTCTAAGTGCAGCCGACCAAGAACACTCATATTCTTGTTGGTATTCTGTCTCCGCCATGTCTTGCTTAGCCAGTTCCAGTTCTTCATCATCTAATATCCCGGTTTCACTCGCCTTGTACAGAAATCTGGCCCATCCCTTCTTCTCTGGGGCAGAGTGGTATATGTCATAAAATTCGTTCTTTCCTTTAGGTGTACCAATAAATATAGCATACCCTTTCCTATCTGAGAGTGCCGGCCTTATAACCTCAGAGAACATCTTAGGATTCATCTGAGCGTACTCATCGAGCACGACCCCGTCTAAATAAATTCCCCTGAGAGTGTCATAATTATCTGCCCCGTAGAGCTGTATCCTAGCTCCCATGAAGTCAGCTCTTAGTTCAGCCTCATTAAACTTTACTTCAGGAAATACAGCACATAGTCTCTTTAATTCATCCCATGCTACTGTCTTTGCCTGCTTAAACAGTGGTGCTATGTATGCATAGCGTGGTGCTCTTTTACCAGCTTGTATATCTTCTACAGAACTTTTGATTAACTGATTAATAGCAAATACAGTTTTACCAAATCTTCTGTGACATACTACAACATTAAATCTATCTAAAGTTGTGTGTAGATGTCTTTGTAATTCCCTAGGTGTATAGGGTATTACTATAGGTTTTCTCTCCTCTTGCATAAATACTAGTGTATCTTGCCTTCTTTATTCTTTAGTAATTGATTAGCATCAGCAATATCAGCCTCATCGTTGGCCCATTGTATGTCAAACTGTCTATCCTCTACAACAACGTGGTGTTTCGGGGACCATCCGGCCTGAGTCTTTAACCAAAACGTAGTCATGCTAGGAGATTCCCCACTGACCGCCATTTCGTAAGCAACACCGGCAACTCTTGCGGTACGCTTTTCTTTACCTACTAGTAAATTATGAGAATAATATTTTGTAAGAGTAGCATTAGAGATACCCATAATTTTAGCTATAGTATGCTGGTCTAATCCTATACATACCATCTCTTCTACTTTAGCATAGTCATCATCAGTAGGTCTGTAAGTCTGTCCACGTTTTATTCGGGACTTTTTACCCCCAGCTTTCTTAGATTCTGCACTAAGTCCACCAGTTGGTCTACCTTTCTTACGCTCAATCTTAATTACAGCATCAGCTGGGACCACTCCCTTTGCAGATGCTACTGCATATCTCAACTCTTCTTCTAATTCTTTTTCTATTTCTCTAATCTCGTCTTCTGAGTCTACAGAAATTGTACCTTTATTTGCCATAGCCTATTATTATACCATAAAATTAAAATAG